CAAGGTAGAGTATATCGATAACGATAGCTCATTCGGCCGCATCGAGGAATTAAACGACTCTGCCGTCAGCAAGCGCTGGGGTGAGGGTGGTTACGAAGGTAAGATTTTCATTAACAGCGTGGGCGTTGAGCTCTTCGCTCTATTTGGCCAGGCTCCTACGAGCACGCAGCGCGCAAGCACCGGTGTATACGACCACGAATACGAACTACTCAACACAAACGAGCACGGTTCCGTTACCCTAGCAGTAAAAGATGCCAACCAGGACGTTCGATACGCCTTGGCTATGCTTGACGAGTGGGAGCTAAATGCCGACCTCGACAGCTTCTTGACCCGCTCTTCGAGCTGGTTCAGCAAGCCTAGCGCCAGTGCATCAAACACTGTCAGCCACACCGAGCAGACAGAGTTCCTAGCTCGCCACCTGCAGTTCTACATCGATGACGCTATCGCCGACCTCGACGAAGCAACCGCAACACCAATCACCAACTTTACGCTCACCGTTTCAAAGAACGTTGAGGTTCAATACGTGTTCGGCCCTGACGATGTCGCCACCAACGCTGCGAAGATCGACAACATCATCAACCAGCAATTTGGCGTCGAAGGTAGCTTTGAAGCCTACCGAGACAACCTGACCGCTCGCGGTTACGTCTTCGGTGGTACTAAAAAGGCTCTGCGCCTTGAAGCAATCAACACCGACGTTACTATCGGCACTGGCGGCCTACACAGCCCAGCACTACGCTTTGACCTCGCCAAGGTAGCATTTACCGAGCAAGAGCGAAACTGGGATGCCAACGCAGCCACAAAGCAAACCATCAGTTTCAAGGGGTTGTACGACTTCAGCGAGACCGGTTTACTCTTCGCTCGATTGACAAACACAGTCACTAGCTACTAAAATTAAGCTGTTAAACAACTAAGATAAGGAGACCATCCAATGGCTTTACCACAAACAAACGTAGACCTCACCACTCCGGTACAGGGTCAAAAAATAGTATTGCGACCGTACCCTACGGCCCGCATGCAGCAGGCTCAATCTGCTATCTTCCTACGCCACTCAAAGGTGGACGTTGCTGAAGCACAGAAACAGTCCGCAAAAGGCAAGGACGCCGACAATAGCAAGGTAGTCGATATTAGCGAACTGCCAGGCTCGGCCCTCCAGGAAATTAACCAAATCACGGTCAAGAACTTTGTAATTAGCATTGACGGTAACGACTTCGGTGGCGACAAAGATGCCATCCTCGAAGCCTGCCTCGATATGCACGCCAACGACTACCAAGCAGTGCTGAACCGCTGCAACGAGATCAACCAGGAATCACAGGTTGACGACTCAAAAAAAGCGAGCTAGCGTCAGCTTACGCGCGGGCTCTCGCTAGTAAAAGTTCAGCGCCAGCAATCCCGAAGGAAATCGAGATTGTACAGGTGTGCGAGCACATGCACTGGACGTTCGACGAGTATATGGATCAGCCACAATGGTTTTTAGATGTTCTGACTGTTAAAATGATAGAAGACGCAGTGCATCAAAAGAATCAACAACCGCGTAAAAGGTAGTAAAGGCGATCCGATATGAACAATGACAGCAATTTGAGCATCCTACTCTCGGCGAAAAACAACGCCAGTGCTGTCATCAAACAGGCGCAGGATGACGTCAAGCGTATGGCATCCGAAACAGAGGCGGCCACTGGTAGAACCGGTGACCGCTTCGCTGCCGTTGGTGGAATGATTAAAGGTGCGCTTGTCGGCGTATCAGTGGCGGCATTAGCCGCTGGTGGTGCTTCGATAAACATGGCAGGCGACTTCGAGCAATCGCTCAACATACTCGGTAGCGTATCGAGTGCAACCGCCGACCAAATGGCCCAGCTATCACAGAAGGCCCGCGAACTGGGCCAGGATGCCGCCCTGCCTGGCGTATCGGCTGCTGACGCCGCGAATGCCATGACGGAGCTGGCAAAGGCCGGCTTGGACGTAAACAACGTCCTGGGCGCCTCTAAGGGCGTATTGTCGCTTGCAAAAGCCGGTCAGGTTGATGCGGCGTTTGCTGCGAACGTAACAGCCCAGGCTCTAAATGCCTTCAGTCTCGAGGGTAAAGAGGCGAACCGTGTGGCCGACCTCTTGGCCGGTGGTGCCAACGCGTCCACGGCTTCAGTAGAGGGCATGGCGCTCGGCCTTTCACAGGTGGGTGCTGGTGCCAAATCTATGGGCGTGAACATCCAGGACACCGTTACGGCGCTGTCGCTGTTCTCTAACGCCGGTATACAGGGCTCCGACGCCGGTACTTCATTAAAGGCCATGTTCCAACAACTCGCCAATCCTACCAAGGAGTCCAGCGAGCTCATGAAACAGCTCGGGCTCGATTTCTTTGACGCCAAGGGTAACTTTATCGGTATAGCCGCGACTGCAGACAGCCTGCAGGACAAGCTCGGCAAATTGACCGTCGAGCAACGCAACCAGGCATTGGCCACTATATTCGGCTCCGATGCTTCGCGTGTGGCTGGCGTGTTGGCCTCTCAGGGCGCCGAGGGCTTCAATAAGCTGGCTGAGTCCGTTACGAAGCAGGGAGCCGCCACAGACCTCGCTGCAGCGCAAAATAGCGGGTTCAATGGTGCGCTCGACAACTTCCGATCAACACTCGAGACTATGGGTACTGACCTCGGTACAAAGGTACTGCCACCTCTAACGGACTTCTTGACCGTACTTACTAGCCAGCTACCAGGCGCTTTGCAGTGGGTAATCGATAACGGCCAAACGCTCACGATTGTCATCGGTGGGCTAGCGGCCGCATTTGCCACGATACGATTGGCCGGCATGATCAGCGACTTTATGAACGCCACCAAGACACTCGAGCTATTCGTCGGTGCTAAAAACGCTGCCGGCCTGAAGGCTCTGGGCTCTGGCTTCATGAGCGTTGCGACCGGCGCTAAAAACGCAGTGGTTTGGATCGCAAAAAACACCGCCGAGCTCGCGAAGCAGGGTGGCATCTGGGTATTCAATACTGCCAAGCTAGTGGCGCATGGCATTGCTATGGCTGCCGTGCGTACCGCCACAGCGCTCTGGACGGCCGCTCAGTGGGCTCTAAACGTCGCATTGAACGCAAACCCTATCTCGCTCATAATCATCGCAATAGTGGCCCTCATAGCGGCTATCGTGCTGCTTTGGAATAACTCCGAGACGTTCCGAAACATTGTAACGGGCGTATTTCAGGCAGTTTGGAACGCTATAAAAGCGGTGTGGGATTGGATAAGCAACAACTGGCCTCTGTTACTGGCCATACTCACCGGCCCTATTGGGCTCGCAGTACTGTGGATCATCAATAACTGGGAGACGGTAAAAGCCGCTTTTGCGCTAGCCTGGGAGTTCATCAAACAGGTATGGTCGAACGTCGTCGGCTGGTTCGGTAGCGTTTGGAACGGTATTGTCAGCATATTCTCGGGCGTCGGCACCTGGTTTGCCAATATGTTTACTGGCGCCGTCAACGCTATTCGCAACGCCTGGGGCGGTATAACCGGATTCTTCCAGGGCATTTGGAACGCCATCACCTCTATATTCGGCTCGATTGGTGCGGCGGTAAGTAACGGCATCGTCGGCGCGGTAAAGGGCGTGGTAAACGGTATCCTCTCCGGCGCTGAAAACATCGTCAACGGTTTTGTTGGCGCTATTAACGGCGTCATCGGAACCATCAACAAAATCCCTGGCGTAAATATTGGCAAAATCGGCAACCTCAACCTGCCACGACTAGCCGAGGGTGGTATCGTACCGGCCCAGCCAGGCGGTATACTTGCGAACATTGCTGAAGGCGGAAAGTCCGAGGCGGTCATTCCTCTCGATAAGCTAGAGCGCATGTTGAGCAACGCAGCGCAGGCCGGCGGTGGTGGAGGCTCTGGTATAAAGGTAGAGCCAGGCGGCTCGCTCTTCACGATCAACTATACCGGAGACCCTGCAGACTTCAGCGACGCACAGGCAGTAGACATGGCCAAGAAAATTACTCGCGCTTTGCGGGCCCAAGGGCTTAAACTAGATGATATGGGAGCACTACGATAATGGCATCACCAATTACACTCAACGGCACAGAGTTCTGGGTTTCAAACGTAAATGAAAACCCCGACAAAGTAAAAACCGACAGCTTTGCAATCGACGGATCGCAACAGCGTTCTCGCTTCCCCGACAAGAAGCGGGCCGTATTGTCGTGGTCGCATATCAGCCAGGCCGACTATCAGGCTATCAAAGCTATGGTGGACTCTGGGGATGTAATAAGCTACGTCAACACAAATAGCATTCACTCCCCTGGCACGCTGTCATTCGATGCTATACCGGACGAGGATTTAGATGCCTACACTTTAGTTGGAACCCCGCCAAAGGCACCGTTCAAACTGACACTCAGGGAGCCGTAAAATGCAAGTAGTCAGCTCCGAATTCGTAACTGCCGCCACTGGGCCTATAATCCAGCCAAAACCTGGGCTTCTTATTTCGTGGCTACGAAACTACAACGCTGCTGCAAAGTTTTTTCAGCTCGACCACTCATACCTTGACGGCCCAGATCCACTCAAGGGCAACGGTGACTTCATTACATTTTTCGATAAATACGACTATATGGACGAGACGGCAAACCTAAAAAGCTACCGCGTCATTAAAAAAGTCAGCGCCCGCCCCTGGGGTTTGATTATGGCCACAGCAGAGATAGAGCTCGACAACACTAGTAAGCGCTACCTTCCAGGCTTCGATCCGACCATTGGCGACTACATAAAGCGCGACCGTCCCGTAAAACTATCGATTGGTTTTGAGGGCGAGTATATCAGCCTGTTTACTGGCTACTCGGAGCGACCGGTTAATAACTACGTCAACCGAACCACCAAGCTGAAGTGCTTTGACGCTTTGGCGTTTCTCAGTACCAAAAAAAGCGACCTGGACGTTTTTGTCGATACTACCGTAAAAGATATTATCGAGGACTTGCTTATAGAGCAGGGCTTCAGCTCGAGCCAGTTTAATATCGAGGAGAGCACCCAGCTCCCTATCGGTTACCTGCCAGTGAAAGACCGTATTGTAACCGACATATTCCAGGAGATTTGCGAAGCCGAGGGCGCACTTATGTTTGTCGACGAGCGCGGTGTTATTCAGTTTTGGAACCGCCTGCACTTTGCAAAAAATCAAACCAGCGTCTGGGACTTTACTTACTCGAATATAGAGGACATAGGCTGGGACAGCACCAACGTGATAAATGACGTGCTGGCTACCTCTAGGCCCCTCAAGCCTGCCGCTTTCAACAAAATGTACGAGCTCTCGAAGGCTACCGACGAGACGCTCATACCGGCCGGTGGCAGCAAGGATATTTTCGTGGAGTTCAAAGACGACCTCGGTACTTTCCCTGCTATTAGTGTTGACACACCGGTCTATATCGACCTCAATGCCGGCAGTAGCGTTTATAGTACAAACTACAACAAGGAGAACGACGGGGCCACTGGTTCGGCGTTCATTACACTGACCAGCGTTCACAACTTCGGCAACACCTATCGCATGACGTTTGCGAACTCCGACGTGCTACCGATCTACATTACTGGCATCCAGTTATTTGGCCAGCCGGCAAAGGTCACTCAGCTCGCTACGAGCCCGCAAATAAACCAAACCAGCATCGACGAATATGGCCTGAACCCAGACGACAGTGGCAAAGAAATCGAAATCAAAAACGACCTAATCCAGGACGTTTCGAGCGCCAACAGCCTCGGGTATATGCTAATCCAGCACTTCAGCGACCCTATGGCGCGCATGGAGCTGCCAAACTTCCCAGTGCCACACCTGCAAATTGGCGACGCTACGACGGTGTTTATTCAGGACACCGCCGAAGAGAAGCACTGCTTTGTGCTCGGGCTTGAGATATTCTTTGGAGTTAATGCCAACCTATACCAGAAAACTTATGTGGAGGAGCGCCCACTCACCTCGTATTTTCAGCTTGACATTTCATACCTGGATGGTGCTGACAAATTAGCATTGTAAGTGATACAATTAAAGCAAGGAGATCATCGATGACCGCTACACTAACAAAATACCCAAAGCAAGACGAAAAAGAGCTGCAGGCAATGGCCGAGTTCTATTCTAAGCAATATGGACAGGTGAGTTTTGTACGCTGCCTACAGTGCAAGCGCGTCATCGCTGTCGAAGTACCGACCAGGAGTGGCAACGTGCCAGTGCGCGGAGTGCAGATATACGGCTACCAAGACCTGTTCGTTACTACTCGTGTGCGCCTTGATAAGACACCTGACGGCAAGCCTATGGTTGGCTATCAGTGTGCCTGCGGCAACGACACTCGCCTCGGAGAAGCTGAACGCGGAGAAGTGCCAACAAGCCACATGGTCGTCGACAAAAATGATCGAGTAGTTGAGTCTTCACCACCAATGCGTGCCTTAAGCCCATTTGAGAGAGAACAGATACGAGTTACCGTGGCCCTGAAGCAGGCGGGCTCAAAGAAGAAAGTCGATTATGAAATTAACGGAACAACCGAGCGATTCGAGACGTTCCAGCTTGAGAGGGTAGCATAATGCCATCATCAGGATACACGGTCATTACTTTCGTCGCTGACGAGCTTTTGACCTCTACAAAAATGAACCAGATGGGCGCCAACGATGCGGCGTTCAATAACGGTAATGGTTTCGAGGATGGAATAATAGTTACAAGGCACTATGCCAGCGAAAGTATTACCGCAGCAAAAATTGCAAATAGAACCCGCCGCGCCATGTTTTCAATCCAGGGTGACGGTGGTACTGCTGCAAACTCTAAAATTGAGGGTGCGCCTGAAGTATCATTTTCAGGTACTGTCGCTGACTATGGTCGCGGACACGTGTGCGTACCCCAAGATTATGTTTCCGGCACAACAGCCCAGATTGTTTTGCACGTAAGGACTACGAATAACCAGAGCAGAACAGGTACGCATTTCATTGGTGCGCGTGGGCCAAGTGGTGCATGGTCGTCTTGGAATGTGGTAACGGCTGGAGCTAACCCATCCTTTGCATACACTACAGATATGAAAGAGCTGACACTTGCGACTACAATCCCTGCAGCAAACCTCGCTGCTGGTGGTACTGTCGTGTTTGCATTCGGAGACTTTGGAGCTATCACTGGTACTATATTCTTATTAGCAGCAGAGCTTATTTACACTGCAGATAGTTAGGATCGGCTTTTATAAGTCTCGGTGCTAGAATTAGTATATGGGATCACAAGACACAGCATCGCGAGTCTATTCAGTGCCAGTACGTGGCACTATATGGGGTCTAAACTATAACGACAGCTCCGAGCGTGACGTTATGCGTAATAAAAATAACGGCTCCGGCAATCTTATGTCGGATATGAACGACTATTTCCCTGGTGTTTTTGAGACAATCGCTGGCGATTCGGCGGTCGGCGCGCAAATTGGCGCCTCTAAAATATGCCCGATCCGAATACTCAAGCCTCACTATGGCGAAATGACCGAGTGCTTTCTCGATTTAGATTTGACTGTGGCTTCAGGCGACAGCGACCTTACGCTAAAAATAGGCATTGGCCGGCTTGATAGTGGGCTTTATAGCAGGGTTTCTACATACACAGAGGATGAGATAAATGCCGCCTGGCGCAAAATACGCGGCACTGACGCGCCTTTGACTGTGTCGGCCGGTAAAATATCGGCTGATCTGCTAAACCTCCTCCCAGCGCTTCCTGTGTACGGCAGCGCAGACTATCGACGCGACGTATTTGTGCTGGTGCTATATTTCAACAAGGTGCCTACAATAACCGGCACCTTCAAGTTCAACTATCTAAACATCCATACTGCTGTGGCGGGGGTATTGTAATGGCCGGATCACAAACACGCGAAAATGTAGGCTTCCCTTCTAACCAGGTTAAGGGGTGGGACTTTCGTTTTAACCCAGGCTGTGGTGGCTCTGGCGCCGGTTTTTGCTATCTGCCCGCCGCGTACTCGTACATCTACTGGTCTATAAAAGTCAATCCGTTTTCTCGTCGCAATAACAAGCTAGTGCTTCGCGATGACACCTGGCTACCTTTCACAAACGCTGGAATCTCTGGAGTTTTCAAACGAGAAATGGCTCTCAATGATCCTGCAATGGTCAAGTAGTCTTTCAAAGCATCGTCCTCGTTTTGCTCGTATGTTTGGATTGAAAGGTTACGATACACAAACAAACCGTACTTGGTGAAGTCTCCCATCAAGAAGTTTCCTGCCACGATGTTGTCGTCTTCCACGATTGGAATACCGTTAACGTCAAAGCCTGTATTTGACAAATACAAAGGCATGATGTACTGACCTGTTGAATCTTTCAAAGTTTTCAACTTAGTTACATCAACCGGATTCATCAATACCGCATTTGGTCTGAAAGAACCTTTTCCAGCAACTCTTACTTGTAGGTAAGCGTGTTCCAGAACGTCTCTCATCGTTACGCCTGTAAGCGTACCAACACCTGTTTGTTTTGCGAAGGCTGGTGCCTGGGTATAAACACCGTTATGATTCTCTCCTGCATTGTTACCCAAAAGAATTTGAGTTCCAAGCTGAATCAAGAAATCTTCTGACATTTCAGCAATGGTTTCAGTCAATGCGAAAGGCAAATCACCGTCCAAATGCTCTTTTGAAATCTTAGAATAACCGGTCGTTTTCTTGGCTATCGCTTGTTCCTTATCCCATTTGTACGAAACCTGATTGAATTTAACGCCCTCAGCCGTTTGACCAATTCGATCTGACTAGCCACGACCCGCGCAATTTGGAAACCGCCGCCCAATCGACTAGCGACGAAAGCAAAAAAGCACATGCGCTAGCGGTGGCGATTTTCCCCGCCGATGGGTTTAGCGCATAGGTTAGAAGGCTGGCTGAGGCGATCAGCGCTCCCATG